CCCGCGTTATGCTATGCACGATTCAGAATCGCAAGTGCATTGCGTACACTTACACCGACCCAAAGCGAAAACCATCTTGGAGAGGCAAGCGGTATCGAAAGCTAGTCAAAGCCCCTGACCGCATGGACTTGGTCGAGAAGTACATCGACATGAGACGCGGTCGCAAAGACGAAGATCCCGATGCCCGCGAGGCCTTTGCGTTTTGGCGTGACAACAAGGAAGAGATTGAACGCGGAGCAGTCGTCTCGAATCAATGCTCATTCAGTCGCAAGACGCACGCAGATGGCGAGCCGATGGAACTATCGGCGGTGCAGAGTTACTATAACCGAGTAGCAGACGTTGGAGCGAAAGCGGTAGCGACTGAGGTCGATAGCGACCCACCAGAGGAAGCGGGGCCAATGGGTCTAGGAATTACTCCAGCCTTAGTCGAGTCGCGTCTATCGGGATTCGCACGAAGACAACTACCCGCCAACACGGTTGCACTCACAGCGGCAATCGACTTGGGCAAGTATAATTGCCATTGGGTTGTGACGGCTTGGTGGCACGGAGCAGGCGGTGTTGTCGTCGATTACGGTATTGCTCAAGTCTACGGCACGGATAAGAGCATGGATCACGAAGCATCCGAGCCTATGATTTACGACGCACTCCTAAACTGGCGAGATGAGTTACTAAGTCGTGAGTTTGTTGACGCAACAGGGACGCGACGGGCGGTCGACTTCTGCTTCGTCGATTCGGGTGCTTTTACGAATGCCCCGTACAAGTTCGTACGCGAAGTCGGTGGTATCTTTCACGCTTCAAAGGGCCAATTCCCATATCATCGAAAAACCAAGTCTACAACAACTTGCATTGCAGGCGACAACTTGCACGCATCAAAACTACCAAACGGCGGGTTGTGGCTTTACGAGCTTGATACCTCGTATTGGAAGCAGTTCGTTCATGAACGATTTATGACGCCAACCTTCGACGAGTCCAACATGGTTCGGCGTGGCTCACTGTCTCTCTTCTCCCTCGACGAAAACCAACGGCACAGCCAATACGCTCAGCATATCGCAGCGGAAGAGCTAGTCACGAAGTTTACCGAGGGCAAGGGGGCGAAGACATATTGGAGCGTCAAGGACACTAACAACCACTGGCTCGATGCGACCTACATGGCAGCAGCAGCGGGCGAGGCGTGCGGTGTTAAACTAATAGCACCGTCAGAGATTGAGGTTCAGCCGAAGACGGTAAGCGGCGATCAAAAGCAGTCACAACCAAAGCCACAACCGAAGCGATACCAGCATGGTAACTTCAAGACTCGGCAAGGCGGATGGATACCAAAGAGGAGGAGTTAGGATGGCAAAGAGTAAGAAGCAGATTCCAGCGGTTGAGCAATTGAGCGAAGCAATCGAGAAGCAATTACAAACAATTGCTGATGCGGTTGGTTGCGACAAGACAATGGAAGAACTGGCAGCGGAAACCACAGCGTACTCATCTAGCAAGATCATTTCCGAACGCGAATCCGCACTCCGTGACGGAGCGTCGCTTAGTGAAGCAAAGAAGCCGTACAAAGGTGGATTGTGCGTCGATTATGATCCTGTCGAGGATGTCGCCTCACGCACGAGAATCTACGATGCGGACGGAAATATCACATACGACTCGCTGGAGGATTGCAACCCACAGGAAGTTCCGCATCCAGAGATAAGCCCGCTAACAAAAGAGGAAGAGTCGATATCCGAGACGATTCCGAGATTTCGCCCTCGTGATTGCGTTCAATGCACAGCAATGAGGCCAACGCGATCAAGTTACAGTCGAGTGTATTGCACGAAGGGCAATACTCGATACATACGATGCGGATGGAAGCCTTGCGGGTATCTGTACAAGCAGGTCGAAGAATAGCCACCGGTTTACCATCTACGTGGTAACTACCAGCCATAGGGAATTGAGATTGTCAAGCTGTCGTGCAATCCTTTGCACATGGCAACATCGGCGAGTCTACTTGCACTCATTGACGCAGCAATCGAAGCCCTGCTTACAGGCGGGGCGTCTTCGTATTCGATTGGATCTAGGACGGTTACTAAGCTTGACCTGGGTACTCTACTCCAAGAGCGTCGGCAACTACAGCAACAAGTCAATCGAGAGACTTCGAGCGGCGGTATTAGCCTTGCGAAAATGTCGAGGTCTCGCCGATGATTACTCGACTTATCGACAAAGCGATTGAGGCAGTAAGCCCGCTTCGAGCATTGCGACGAATGCAAGCCCGGCGGGTATTGCGATCCTATCTAGGTGCGGAGCCGTCGAGAGTATCGAGCGGACGCACGCCGAAGAATCAGCCAGCGGATACCGAACTACTCGGCCCATTCGGAGCGGATCGGCTTAGGGCGTGGTCACGGGAGTTGGTTCGCAACAATGCCTACGCATGGGGCGTTGTCGATACCATCGTCTCATCCGTTGTCGGATGCGGCATTAAGGCACAATCGGTTTTCGAGACTCCAGCAGGCGATGATATCGAAGAGATTAACGACCGACGCGATAGCGTTTGGTCGGAATGGTGCGAAGTCTGCGACATCAACGGCCAGTACACCTTAGAGGAAATCCAGTCCATCGCACAACGCGAAGTTGTTGAAGCGGGCGAAGTCCTCATCCGAAAGATTCGCACGCCTGGAAGCGTGTATCGCGGCATCTATCGACCAGTCCCATTGGCATTGGAGATCATCGAAGCAGACCGGCTAGCAGGTGACAAAGATAACTACGCTTCGAGACTCACCGCCAACGGCGAAAACCGCATCATTCGCGGGGTCGAGGTCGACGATACGGGTCGTCCAGTTGCTTACTGGATCTATCCCGATCACCCATTGCAACCCTACTCCTACACAAGAGAGCCTGAACGAGTTCCAGCGTCGGAGATCATGCACTTATTCCGCCGGGAGCGAGTAGGGCAGACGCGGGGCGTATCGTGGTTTGCTCCGGTGGTCGCGGCTATCCGTGACTTGGGCACGTACCTAGATAACGAGTTGCAAGCATCTGCGGTTGCTTCATGCTTCACGGTCGCCATTAAGACCGAGACTCCCTTGGGTGATCTTGCCGATCCAGACGGCGGAAGCCCTGTCGATTCAGCGGGTAATAAACAGCGATACATCGAGCCGGGCATGGTGATGGAGCTTAACCCAGGCGAAAGCGTCGAGGGTATCAATCCAGGCCGACCGGCAACAGGTGCGGAGCCTTGGATTGCTCTAATCCTCCGTCAGATTGCGGTCGGTACGGGCTTGTCTTACGAGACGGTTGCCCGTGACTACTCGCAAACTTCGTACAGTTCGAGCCGAACGAGTCAACTCGAAGACCGAAGGCGGTTTCGATGCTGGCAGCAATACCTTATTCGGCATCTCCTTCAACCTACCTGGGATGCCTTCTTCGATGCGGCTTCAATCAGCGGCGTTCGAGGCTTCCCAACTCCGAGCGATGTTCTTGCCGACCGTCGCAAGGTAAGCCCGGTTGAGTGGCAAACTCCCGAATGGGAATGGGTCGATCCTCAGAGCGAACAGGCGGCAGCCAAGGATGCCATTGATTCCTTTATGAGCGACTACCAAACGGAACTTGGCAGTCGTGGTCGATCATGGCGAGCGGTGTTCTATCAACGCAAAAAAGAGCAAGACTTGAAGAAGAAACTGGGATTGCTTACGCCACAAGAACAGCAACTGGCAATCAGTGCGGCTCAATCGGCACCGGCTCAAGTATCGCAACCAGAGCAATCAGCAACCGGAAGCGGCGAGATGATGGGATTGTCAACGCTTCAGTTCAATCGAAATCGCAAGGCGATCTTGAAGACGCTTGACGACCTAGCGTCCAAGTCGATTAGCGAAGCGGCAGCGAGAGTATTTCTGTCGTCAATTGGGATGAGCCAAGCGAACGTCGACGCACTCATTACGGATGCGTCAGATGGAGCTATCGATACTCAAGTCGCAGAGGAAGTGCAATGAGCCTAGCCAAGCGAAACAAAGAGCGAAGAAAGAGAATCGAGCGTATCACAGCAATCCCAAAGATTCAGCGAGCATTCGCAGCACCTAAAGACGGTCGAGCAGTGATTGCAACCGAGACTCCGATTGAAATCTACGACGAACAACGCGGTCGCATGGTTCGCCAAGTATTGCTAATGGACGGCGTTCAGTTTCGCAACTCAAAGAATCAGTTGCCCATTGTCGACTCACACAACGATAGAACTGTCCGCAATGTCTTCGGCTCGATTCGCAATATCGAGATCCAAGACGGCGAACTAGTTGGCGATCCCTCATTTGCATCGGATCCAGAGAGCCAGGTCGTAGCAACTCGATACCAAGAGGGGCATCTGAATGACTTCAGTATCGATGCGGTAATCCTCAATCGCATCTACATCCCTGAGGGGCAAGCATACACAACGAAACGTGGCGTTGTAGTTGAAGGGCCGGCGGAGATTGTTACCGCTTGGGAGCCTCACAACGCGTCGATCTGTGCAACGGGTGCAGATCCTAATTCCACGGTCAGACGGTCTTACGACCAAGCAGAAAGGCAGGAAGGCATGGATGAGCAATTGATGGCTCAACTCTCGTCTCTTGGTCTACCCGAAGGTATGACCGATCCGAACGAGATCATCAAGTGGATGGCCGATCACATGGCAAAACCAGAACTCGAAGTCGAGTTGATGGAAGGCATGGACAAGCCAACCGAAGAAGCGGCAAGGGCGGAAGGCGAAATGCCTAAAGAGCCTGAGGTTGCTCGAGCGGAATACAAAGTCGAGAGCGAAGTTGCTCGACAACTGAAAGCAATCGACGAGCGAAAGAAATCGATTTACGCAGCGGCCAAACTAGCGAAGGTTGAGCGTACCTTTGCTGACGAGTTGGTTGACTCCGGTTGTTCACTGGAAGACGCTCAGCAAAGGATTATTCGACAGATGGCTAATCAACCAATTGGCAGCAGCGTCACGGTTACTGAATCGGAACACGACAAGTTTGAACAAGCCGCTAAGGCTGGCTTGGTTCAACGTTGCTTCCAAGGGAACATCCAACGCACCAAGGCACCGACTGCCCAAGGCGATGCTGAGTTTCGCAATGTCGGACTGTACCGACTTGCCG